TATAATCAGTATCATATCTATTCAAACAAGTTTTTTAAGACTTGTGTTGTCCATAATCTAAATACTATTAATAAAATACTTGACAGTAACAAATAAATCTACTATAATGCATTATACAAAGGAGTATTTACATGGCAACCCAATTTGACTCAGAACAAAAAGCAAAACTTACACAAATCATTAACGAAGGTATGGGTGTAATGAGCGAAGTAGAAGCACTTAACGAAGGACTTAGTGATACAGTAAAAGCTATTGCTGAAGAACTACAGATCAAACCAAGTGTGCTTAAGAAAGCAATACGTATTGCACACAAAGCAAGTTACACTGCAGAAAAAGAAGATCAAGAACTACTGGATGAGATTCTTACTACCGCAGGAAGGACTTTATAGTCTGTGAGTTATGTAGACGCACTATTTGATAGAGAAAAAGATCGTATACATGTTGTAGAACGTATTGATGGCAGACGAGAATATCGTGAATATCCTGCAACATACTGTTTTTACTATGCAGATCCTAGAGGCAAGTACAAAAGCATCTATGGAAACCCTGTGAGTAGATTCTCAACACGTAACAACAAAGAGTTTCGCAAGGAACTCCGTATGCAATCTGGTAAAGATATATTTGAATCAGATATTAATCCTGTGTTTAGATGCTTCGAAGAAAACTACAAAGACCAAAACGCACCAACACTACAAACTGCATTTTTTGATATCGAAACAGACTTTGATCCTGTACGAGGATACAGTAGTGTTGGTGATCCGTTCAATCCTGTGACTGCGATAAGTGTGTATCTACAGTGGATGGAACAATTGGTTACATTGGTACTTCCGCCTAAGACACTGAGTTGGGATACTGCTCAAGAAATATGCAACAAGTTCCCTAACACAATGTTATTTGAACGTGAAGAAGATCTTATTACCACATTCTTAGACTTGATTGAAGATGCAGATATCATAAGTGGATGGAATAGTGAGGGTTACGATATACCCTATCTTGTAAACAGAACTGCAAGAATATTGAGCAAGGATGATACAAGACGTTTTTGTTTGTGGGGGCAACTGCCTAAGAAACGTACATTTGAACGTTTTGGATCAGAGAACATCACGTTTGATACCATCGGCAGAGTGCATATGGATTATATGCAACTGTATAGAAAGTACACATACGAAGAGCGTCACAGTTACAGTTTAGATGCTATTGGTGAACATGAACTCGATGAGAAGAAAACTGCTTATGAAGGCACACTTGATCAACTGTACAATCAAAACTTTGAAACGTTTATAGAATATTCAAGACAAGATACTGCACTACTGGATAAATTGGATAAAAAACTGCGTTTTCTTGCATTGGCAAACGAACTAGCACATGCAAATACTGTATTGCTACAAACAACAATGGGTGCAGTTGCAGTTACAGAACAAGCGATTATCAATGAAGCACATGAACAAGGATTGGTTGTTCCAAACAGACGTGAACGACTCACTGATGAAGATACACAAGCGGCAGGTGCATATGTTGCATATCCTAAAAAAGGTATACATGAATGGATTGGTGCTATTGATATCAACAGTTTGTATCCTAGTGCTATTAGAGCACTTAACATGGCTGGTGAAACTATTGTAGGACAACTGCGTCCTATAATGACCAATAACTATATCAAAAACAAGATGAACAACAAAGCAAGTTTTGCTATGGCTTGGGAAGGCTTGTTTGGCACCCTAGAATACACTGCGGTTATGAAACAGGAACGTGGCACAGAAATTACAGTGGACTGGGAGAACGGCGAAGAAAGTGTACACAGTGCCGCAGAGCTATGGAAACTGATATTTGATAGTAATCAGCCGTGGATATTAAGCGCTAATGGTACTATATTCACATATGAAAAAGAAGGTATTGTTCCTGGACTGCTTGCACGTTGGTATAGAGAGCGACAGGAGATACAGGCAAATCTTAGACAGGCAACCGATCCAGGTGAAATAGAGTTTTTGGACAAGCGACAGTTGGTTAAGAAGATTAACTTGAACAGTTTGTATGGTGCTATTCTCAATCCAGGTTGTAGATTCTTTGATAAACGTATCGGACAATCAACTACACTTACAGGTAGAGCAATTGCACATCACATGGATGCATTTGTTAACGAAGCAATCACTGGCAAATATGATCACATAGGTGATGCAGTAATTTATGGTGATACAGATAGTGTGTACTTCAGTGCGTATCCAATACTCAAGAAGGATATTGATGCAGGCAACATGGAGTGGAACAAAGAAATTTGTATACAACTTTATGATGCTATAAGTGATCAACTGAATGACAGTTGGCCTGCGTTTATGGAACAGGCATTTCATGTGCCAAGAGATAACGGACTTATTATCAAAGGTGGTAGAGAAAGTATTGCTGACAGAGGGTTGTTTATCACAAAGAAACGTTATGCAATCAACATCTTTGACAACGAAGGCAAACGTTTAGATGTTGCAGGCAAACAAGGCAAGATCAAAGCAATGGGTTTGGACTTGAAACGTAGTGATACGCCTAAGGTGATACAGGACTTTTTGATGACACTATTGACAAGAGTTCTTGCTGGTGCCGAACGTCAAGAAATAATTGATATGATTAAAGCATTCAAGATTGAGTTCAAAGAACGTCCTGCTTGGGAAAAAGGATCTCCTAAACGTGTAAACAATCTCACAATGTATAGCAAACGTGAAGAGCAAGAAGGCAGAGCAAACATGCCAGGACATGTTAGAGCTGCACTCAATTGGAACAACATGAAGAAAATGAATTCAGACAACTATAGTCAGAGTATTGTAGATGGCATGAAAACTATTGTTTGCAAACTGAAATCCAATCCACTAAACTGGACATCAATTGGCTATCCAACAGATGAGATGCATATTCCGCAATGGTTCAAAGAACTGCCTTTTGACGATGCATTAATGGAAGCAACTGTTGTGGACCAGAAGATCAGTAATCTATTAGGAGTACTTGATTGGAACCTAGCAAGCGAAACAGATACCACCAACACATTTAATACACTATTTGAGTTTGAATAATGAAATTACAAGATCTACTAATATATCGTAATCAACTTCAAGATATAATCAATGGTGATAAAAATATTCAAGCACTGTTGTTTGCACATCTAAATAAGTTTAACAAAACTGTTAACAGTTCAAATTTTGACACAAATAATCTTAAGCACGACATGTTCAAAAATCAAGCAGAAATCTTGGAAAATTTAAAGGATCTGTACAGTAATCTAAATACCATGTATGATAGTTTAGAATTACAAATAACAGATTTAGAACAAAATTATATAATCAAAAGTGAAAAAATTTACAAAGATGACCTTGAAAAACCTTATCAATTAAAAGACAACGAATATGAAAATTTGCCTTTATTCGGAAAACCTGGTTATATTGAGGATGCAGGGCATGACTCAAATAAAAAGTTTGTTGGAACCTTACTGAAATATACGGATTTCAAATGGCCTGGCTTAGAGCTTGGACCAGCAAAAGGAGATTTGACAAAAAAAATAGTTGCTCTTGATCCTTTATATATTGCTGATACAGACATTAATAAGTTTAAACATGTACAGAAATTATGGAATGATATATACCAAAAGAGATTGAGATATTATGTGCTAGATGATAGTGTAGAAGATCCTATGCATCAGTTACCAAAAGATCAATTTGGATTTATTGTTGCATGTGATTGGTTTAATTTCAAACCACAAGATGTAGTACAAAGATATCTACAATCTGCCTTTGGGTTATTACGTCCTGGAGGTGCAATACTTTTTACCTACAACAACTGTTGTTATCCAAAAGCAGTTGACAAAGTAGAAGAAATGTACTACACTTATATAAATGGGAACACACTTAAAAAGCACTGTGAATCTATTGGTTTTAAAATAATTTCTGAATACAACGGCGAAAAAGAAGCAGATTGGTGTGCAAGTTGGTTAGAATTACAAAGACCTGGAGAACTAACAAGCCTGAGAGGTGGACAAAACCTTGCTGAAATTAACAAATTATAAACTTGGAGATAAAGAATGAGAGACTACTTATTAGACTTAGTTGAACACAGCTATGATTTAGGTTGCATTGATCTAATTAAAATTACAGGAACAGATACTACAACCGCAGTTGATGGACTTGCAGAAGACAAGAGTGTTGTGTTACAAGCAAAGTTTCATAGTCCAGTTGCAGATTACATTGGTACATTTGGTATGCCTAACTTGGCAAAACTAAAGATACTACTTAACATTGGCGAGTACAAAGAAAACGCAGAAATAAGTGTTAAGAGACAAGAACGTAATGGTGAAAATGCTCCTGTTGGACTGCACTTTAAAAACGCCGCTGGTGACTTTAAGAATGACTATAGATTTATGGTTAGTGAGATTGTAAACGAAAAGCTCAAAGGCGTAAAAATGAAAGATGTGCCATGGGATATAGAATTTGAGCCAACAACTGCAAGCATCATGAGATTGAAAATGCAAGCACAGGCAAATGCTGAAGAAACAACATTTCAAACCAAAACAGAAGATGGACATTTAAAGTTCTTGTTTGGTGATCATAGTACACACGCAGGTGACTTTGTGTTTCAGCATGACGTTGGTGGCAAACTTACTAAAGCATGGAGTTGGCCTGTACAACAGTTCATAGCAATTATGAACTTAACTGGAGATAAAACTGTGAGAATATCAGATAGTGGTGCAACTAAGATTACTGTTGATTCGGGCATTGCAGTTTACAATTACATTCTTCCAGCACAAAGCAAATAGATGATTGAACAGGATAACCTAACACTAAAACAGAAAGACTATGCAGTATTTTTGCCTGCAATCAGCAGTTTCTATGCTGGTTACATTGGCAAGGAACGTTTTCCTGCAGGTGACAAGAACAAGATAATTGGTGATAGGTTGCCTAAAGGTATTCCTAATATGGAGGCTATGAACTGGCTGAACAGTAAAGAAAGTTTATTTCCTTACAAGTACAGTTTGTACAGTGCTGGACATGCCAACATGGACCTAAGTGTCACAGTGCCTAAAGAAGATATGGTTCGCAACAGAGAAGCAGACACTATCATGCTTGCTGACTCAGGTGGATTCCAAATTGCTAAAGGTGTATGGCCAGGTGCTTGGGCTGATCCTAAAGACAAGGCTTGTGAAAAGAAACGTGAACAGGTTATTGCATGGCAAATGGGCATAGCAACACATGGTATGACCATGGATATTCCTACATGGACGTACCTGGATAAAGAAGCAAGTGAAGCATGTGGAATTAAAAGTTACAAAGATGCAGTTGATGCTACATTGTTCAACAATGAATTTTGGATGAAGAGTAGAGGTGGCGATCTGAAGATACTAAACGTGCTACAAGGAAGTAACCACACAGAAGCAGACTCATGGTACGATACTATGAAGAAGTTTTGTTCAGACAAGTATGATCGACCATTTGATGGTTGGGGCATGGGTGGACAGAACATGTGTGATGTACACTTGGTATTGAAACGTTTGGTTACACTAATACATGAAGGTTTGTTGGAAAAAGGCCAACATGACTGGATGCACTTTTTAGGCACTAGCAAACTAGAGTGGGCATGTTTGTTAACTGACGTGCAACGTAGTGTACGTCGTCATGCGAATGCAAACTTTACTATTAGTTTTGATTGTGCGTCGCCATTCCTTGCAACTGCTAACGGACAAGTGTATACCAACCTGCGTACCGAAGACAGAGGTAAGTGGAGTTACATGATGGAAGCCACTGCTGATGATAAAAAATATGCACATGGTACAGACAGTTTTCGTGACGTAGTGCTACGTGATGGTATTCATGAAAAGTTTGAAGACTCTCCAATAAGTTCAAGACTTACTATTGGAGATATTTGCTACTATGCACCCGGCGACCTAAATAAGATTGGTAAAGAAGGCAAAACTTCATGGGATAGTTTTAGTTATGCACTGCTTATGGGACACAATGTATGGCAACACATAAGAGCAGTACAAGAGGCAAACGTAAGATATGATCAAGGTATACTTCCTGGAATGCTTGTACATGAAACATTTGAACGTAAACTGTTTAGAGATGTAGTTGAACAGATATTTGAAAAACGTGACTATGACAAAAGTATGCAAGTAATTGAAGACAATAGTAAGTTTTGGGATAGTATTATAGGTACTAGAGGATTTACTGGCAAGAAAATTGTAAACAGTGCAAGTCAATTTAATGCATTGTTTAATTGACACCAAACACAAATTGTTGTATAATAAAAAGAAAAAGGCAAGCAATGGAAAGACCTGATCACGAAAACGTACAATGGTTTATAGGTACAGAAGTTGAACATACTCCTGCATTTGGAATGAAGACACTGTTTGTTGTTGGTATACAAGATGTTGTTGCTATCAAAGAAGCATATGAAAAGCATGGTTGTGAACACATATTCTTTGGTGCTAACCATACATATGATCCTAAAGATGACGATGAGCATTATGAATGGACATTCATGATCATGCCATTTCTGAGAGAAAACATATGGTGCACACTAGATATTCCTGCATCTCAGTTTGAGCACTTTCATGAAGAAGGTTACTGCGAATACAATACTTTTATTCCACAGTTGAGAGTTGGTATTCCTTTTATCAAACACTGGAATTATAACACAATGTTGAAGATTGATGACATTGATTTTGATGCAACAAATCCTGGTGTATGGACACATAGTTTACACAAACTTATGGACAGGAGAAAATTTACTCCTTGGACAGATTATGCAAAAGATGAGGTAATAAAATGATACAAGAAGAACGTGAAGCAATTGAAAGTGCAAAAGACAAAGCACGTAGACAGATTTGGGTTACATTTAAAAAAGAAGGCATACACAAGTATCCAGCCGCACTTGATGATCCAAAACTAGCAACTGGTGATGAGTATGATGTAAGTTTCTTAGGCTATCCTCATAGACATATATTTCACTTTCGTGTTGCAATTGACGTATTCCATAATGACAGAGACATTGAGTTTATACAGTTCAAACGTTGGTTGGAAAATCTCTACAAAGAAGACATACTCAACTTGGATTACAAAAGTTGTGAAATGATAGCAGATGATATCTACACTCAAGTGGCTGCTAAATACCCAGGAAGGGCAGTAACTATTGAAGTCAGTGAAGATGGAGAGAATGGTTGTTGCATAAGCTACTAGTATGGAGACATTTTTATTATGCTTGCTAATCTTATTAATTACGGTCTTGGCAATGAGTATAGGCCTCCTAAGAGGCCGACGTGTAAGCGGCAGTTGCGGTGGTGCATCAGGCGAGTGCTCTGTATGTGGCAAAGACAATGCAAAAGACCGCCTACAACAGATGAAACGAGATCCTAATCGCAGGATTGACAGTGACAACATGACTGAAGTTGAAAAAATGGATCGAGGGTTCACTCACGGCACATATAATATTAACGGAAGAGATGTAGACTTCTAATGCTTGACAAGATATTACAAACATTCACTGAAAACGACACTAGACCAAAACATAATCCCATATATTATATGGGAAAAAGTATAACTAACCCACAAGTAAATAAAAAAATTTATACTGGTTTATTGCCACCTAACATTTTAAAAAATAAAACTGTATTAGACTTTGGCCCTTGGATCTTTCTTTCAGGTGCATGGAGTTTGTATCACGGTGCAAAGCATGTGACAGGTGTAGAATATGATAAAGAAAATTATATTACAGGTAAACAATGTATGAATACTTTTTATACTGAAAACTGGCAACTTGAAAATACACTTATAGAAAAGTTTATAGCAAACAACGATCAAAAATATGATGTTATACTAATAGCAGGTACTATACATAAACTTTCTGATAAAACTGCTTTCTTGGAATGGTGTGTTGACCACAGTGATTATGTAATAATAGACGGCAACTACCCTCCTCTTTGGCATTATCTACTAGATGTTCCAAGATGGTGGAAAGACAGAGAACATAAAATATTTCAACATATATATTCCGCACAAGATAAAGAGATGGTGAATAATATACTTGCGTCACCAGAATATGGAGTATGGTTTAGTCAATTTATACAAGATAAGTTACCGTTATACCAACATAGTGTTAACACTGGACACAAGATTACCTCTCTAGGTCAAGGTGCAAAAACAACATATACTAGTCCAAACTATTATGAGTACTTTTTTAAGTACAACGGATGGCAATCTCAAAGTATTCACAGTGATTATCTAACAGAACATGTGCCAGATTACTATACATTTCCAAGAAGATATTGTCTAGCCTATAAAAAGGTTGCCTAACTAGTTGACAACCGCCTAAAGTACTATTATAATTAATACATATTTTAAAGGAGATAGAATGCGTAAACTTTTCTACATGGGTCTTGAATCTTATGAAGCACGTTATACACTACAGTTAACTGAATGGAACCGACGTGTATTTGAACGTAGAGGAATTGATGTTGTATATGTTCCTGGCACAACTATAGATGATACAAAAAGTATTTCAGTTGGGCAAGTTCTTGATGCACATGGAAGAAGTTACTTTGGTATGAGCCAGATTATGAATCTAGTACAGATGATGCGTAATGGTGAATGTACTGGAGAAGATGTTATTTACTTTGAAGATATGTTTCAGCCGGGTATCGAAAGTCTTCCATACATAATGGATCAGATTCCAGATGCCCAACGACCCCGAGTGTATGTACGCTGTCTTGCCCAAGCAATTGATCCAGATGATTTTGTACATGTGTGGGGTATGTCCAAGTGGATGGGCCTATATGAGAAAATGGTATGTGAGTTTGCCACAGTCTTGGCTACTAATGAAGAAATGGTAGCACACATGAAGATTGCTGGTTGGGAGTCACCTATATACAATATCTCAGGCTTGGCATTTGGCAAAGCAGAAGTTCAAGAAAGGTTGGGCGAACGGATAAAGCCTTTCAATGAACGTGCTAACAGGATTTGCTTTAGTGCAAGATTTGATCAAGAGAAACAACCAGACTTCTTTATGGATCTTGTAGAACGTTATAGTGAGCAACACCCAGGGTCTCAAACGTTTGCAATACTACAAGGTGGTCCATTGCGTAGTAATAATGAAAAATATATAACCCGTGCAAGAGAATTACAAGCACGTGGCATACTAGAAATACATGAAAATTTGCAAAAGCATGAATACTACAAAATACTCAACGACAGTAAAGTGTTGTTTAACTGTGCTTTGCAAGACTGGGTAAGCAACACAGTCAGTGAAGCAGATGCACTGGGTTGTAATGTCCTGTATCCAGCATACAGAAGTTTTCCAGAAACTTTTGCAAATGATCCAAACAGATTGTATGTGCCTTGGAGTATTGATGATGTTGAAGTAAAACTAGGAAACTTGTTAAAAGAAGCACATCACAACATGGGTCTTATTAGTGATTGGACAAATGGTACCATTGACAGAGTAGTTGACATCATGCAAGGCAAAGGCGAGCAATGGTTACGTACAGGTAATAGGTACAGAGATCATGTTGCTGGTGCAAAATATCAGGTGGTAAAAATTGAAAACTAGTGAATATGTTTTACTCTATATAGTTGTGATAACAATTATATACTCTAGTGTGGGTATAATGATGGAGAAGTTCTCATGAAAACAGTTGCAATAACTGGCGGTGCTGGTTACATAGGTGGACAAACCGCAATCTATTTTAAAGAACAAGGTTGGGAGGTTACTGTTATCGATCGCAATCCTGTTCCAGATAGACTCGGTGAGTTTGTCGATTATTTTATACACGACGACTTTGAGAGCAAACAAACACTTGGACAACTACACTATACCGATGTAATTGTACACTGTGCTGGTAGCAGTTTGGTTGGTCCAAGCATTAAAGATCCAAGCAACTATTTTGAAAACAATTTTGTTGCTACAAAACGCATGCTAGATTACATTGTTGGCATGAAGTTACATCCTCGGATTGTTTTTTCAAGTAGCGCCGCAGTATATGGCAATCCATTGATGACACCAATTTCAGAAGAAGATCCAAAAAATCCAATATCACCATATGGACTAAGCAAACTAATGGTTGAACAGATGCTTGAAGCATATGGTGTTGCATACAATCTAGACTATGTTGGATTACGTTATTTCAATGCAGCTGGTG